AGATTTGGTCAGATTGTTAGGAAATATTACAAGCCCAATAAGGGTTTTTTTCCTACCAATAAGGCGACATTTGAATTCCCGAGAGCACAGGGTGGCGTGAAAGGAGACTTAGTCTACAACTCTCGATTCAATCAACAGGACCCTCCTATTGAGGACCCTGATGATCGAATGGAGCCATTCGTTGTTGGCCTTTTCGGTCAACCAGGAATGGGGAAATCCTCTCGTATTAATGAGATAGTTTCCATGTTCTCGACTCTGTTCCCTAACACACCACGACGTGACCTCGTGTACCAGCGTACTTGTCATGTCGATCATTGGGACGGATATAAGGGACAACCCATTGTCATTTTTGATGACCTGGGGCAAGATACTAGTGGCTCGGATATTAAAGAATTCCAGACCCTTGTTTCTTGTGTACCTTATGTCCTTCCCATGGCAGAATTATCAGAGAAAGGAATTAAGTTCCAATCTCCTATAATTATTGCCACATCGAATCTCAAGTACGGACAGGAGCTTAGGCAAGTGTACCCGGACCCTCCTATCATCGATGATGCCAGCTTTTGGCGTCGTATTCATTGTCCCATTATGGTTGAGTTCCAACAGTTTTTCAAACTAAAGGAAACACCAAAATGGATTAGACAAGAAAATTTGATGATGAAGAAAAGACTTCCGAAAGATTCTATAAATAAAATCTCGGATCATCTCTTCTTCCAACGGAAGGTTGACTTTGATCGCTTAGGAAATTCTCAGATTTGGGAATCCCTTAGTGATCTAAAGTCATTGGTTACACAGTTTAAGCTCAGGAAAGCTTACCACGAGAATATTCGCAGCACCTGGAGGCAGACGGTAATTGATGGACACACCCTTCGTAACATTGATGAAATTTCATCATTGTTACGGGATTCTGGTTTACCGGAATCTACGGGTTGTCCAGTCAAACCTCCTTCCCCTGTTGTGGGTACACTGGAATTTCCAGCGTATCCACCGGATGGACCTTTACCTGTTAGAGTTGAACCTATTAAGGAACCACTCAAGGTAAGGACCATCACCGCAGGGAAGGGAGATACCTTCTGCCTGAAACCCTTACAACGAGCAATGTGGCTGGCCCTCGATGAGGACCCGCAATTTTGTCTCACTCATGGAACCAATCGTTTAGAAACCGCAATACAGCGGATCTATTACGAATCGGATCCTGAAGATGTATGGATATCAGGTGACTACTCGGCTGCAACCGATTCCTTCTCAATTGAGGGCTCTAAAGCTCTCTTAGAAGGGATCCTGGAAAGTATTGATCATGAACCGACGAAACGTTGGGCACTAAAAGAAATCAGTCCCCATCTTTTGGTCTATCCAAAATCGTCGGGTCTAGAACCTGTTTTACAACAGTCTGGACAACTCATGGGTTCATTACTTTCCTTTCCTCTACTCTGCCTACTCAACGACTGTACTGCTCAATTTGCAGGAGTCCCTCCTAATAAGTATCTTATTAATGGAGATGACATCCTCATGAGAGCCCCCCCTTCTGTCTATCCTATTTGGAAGAAGAAGGTTAGTGAATTTGGATTAGAACTTTCTGCTGGAAAGAACTATATCCATAAGCACTGGGGAACAGTAAATTCACAATTGATATTCAATGGTGATGTCGTTGGGTCAGGTAAACAAAGGGTATTGGATCGTAGGGTTGCAGTACTTGGCGAATGTCTCAGAGAACTGGAAATAATGATGCCGGAAACTGAAACTGAAGAAGTTCATAAACTCTTCAAATCAGTGAACCGGGCAAAGCTTGCTTGTACAGTGAGAGACCTGGAAGTCCCCATTTCACATGGTGGACTTAGTTTCTCATGGGGAAATCTCGATACAAAATCGAAGAAATCCCTTCGTACAGCAAAACTTTGCTACATCCACGATCTTTTCAAAAGGATTTCTCCTAAGAAAGATCACATTTCCATTCCCTATTTCAGCAAGGAGAAAATGGCTATTTCAGAAATGGAAGAACAAATGGAGTGTTTTCTTGATCCGGTATCCTCGAAAGAATACCATGAGGACTTTTTAAAGTCACTTGATCTTGAAAATACTCGGAAGAGATGCCAAACCCACCCTCATTTGAGGGACTTGTTATTTGAACAAGATTTGACAACCCTTCCATCATTGTCCTTCCTCCACTGTCTAAACGTCCCTTGTACTGATCGTAAGATCAGGGTTCAACTTCAGAAACAAATCGATGATTTGTTTCTATCGAACTTTTTACAAGGGGGTATAGACTTTGGATATCTGGAATACAGGGAGCTGACACTCAAGAAGACGATGAATCTCCAGGAAAACTGTCAAGCCACAATTAAGTCAATTTTTGACTTCTGTGAGCTAAAGTTTCCTAAGGATTTTCTTCGTCATTTGAATCTGTCATTTGATCCTCGTTTTATGGATAAGACAAAATTCGAAGAAAAACTCTTCGGAAAGGGTTCTACAACCCTCAGTCTTCATCCTAAAAACTTTGATCTTCCTGAGAACTACGATGATTCTCCTGATTTCAATCGAGTATATCTACTCGAGAAGTCGGAAGAAGACCGTAAGTTCATAGAAAAGGAATGGGGAATTCCTCATGAGTTCTATGAATCTCAGGACATGACAAATTCATTTAGTGAGTGTCCGGAATCGGTGTCGGATTGATTGGAGTCAATTCAACCGGTGCAGTGGATTAGAGATTAGCAGACTTGTCATTGACAAGGAGGTTCTACCTCACTCTAATCCGCAGGATCTTTCGATCCAAGGGTGCCGCTGCTAGGCATGGTCTTAAGCAAACCAG